GGTGCTGGCTTCGCGTGGTTTGGACTTGATGTTTGATGGTGGTACTGGATCAACCTATCTGGCTCGGGGTGGACTAACCATGCTCAAAGCAGCGAGTGCAAAAGAAGCACTGTCACCTATTGAACGGGGAGCAGTTGAATATAACAGGACACACCACGTTTATGGTAGTGATCTGATGCAACAAAGCTCAGCCACTCGTAATTCTGCTGGGCACATTGCCGACGTTGCTTTGACTTATGTTCCTACCAAAATTGAGTCGGCAACTCGTGGACAGGTGTTTTACTCTCTTGTCCACATGCTGTCTGAAAATGGAATGACAGCAAAGGAGGGGCTTTACAAGACTGCTCACAACTATACGGATGCCGCTATGGTGAACTATGCTCGTTCTGAACGGGCTAGGATCCATGACATGGCTGGACCTATGGGTGAACTTACGTCACACATTGCGGCATACAAAGCACATCAAATTAGTATGCTTAACTACTTTGCTCGTGAAATCGGCAGGCAGATGAAACAGGGGGATGCTGGAGGTACGGTTCAAGCCATGCGCCCATTGGCCGCTGCTATGATCTCTCAAGTTGTGTTTGCTGGTTTGAGGGGACTGCCTCTGTATGCTGAGATTAATGAAATTGTCAAGTATTTGTCTAAGGAATTGGGAAGCCCTACTTCTTTGAATGAGTATATGTTTGAGTTGGCAGACAAGATAGGTGGCAAGTTCTCCACTGGTATTTCTAACGGCGTGTTTAGTTTACTGAATCATGTCCATAAGGATATTCCGGGTGTTGACACAAGTAACGCTATGGGTATGGGTAACACTATTCCTGATAGTGTTGGAGAGGCTTTCTGGACTGGTGCTGTGGACACTGGTAAAACCATTGCAAGTATCTGGAATGCTGGTAAGAACAGGGATGAGGTGAGTACCAAAGCAATGCTGAGGGAACTAGCACCTCCTCTTGTGCGCAATTGGATGGATCAGGCTTGGTTTACTGATCATAACACCGATAAGGGTCAACTGGCTCACAATCCTGACAATGTGAACAAAACCTATCAACGTACAGAAAATGATCGTAAAGCGAAGATGTTTGGATTCACTGGAATTGAGGAAGCTAAAAATAAAACTCAACTGTATGACAACCAAACCAAGAAAATGGCATATGAGGAGATTCGCACGAAAGCTATCCAACAAGCATCCCGTGAGTTCTATGCACACAAAACCATTAGTGACGAAGCTATTGCTAAATACATGAAAGCTGAGGGTGATCCCAAAGCTCTGGATAGTGATATTCAGAGGATGGTTAAAGCTCAGAACATGGATACAGCCACTGCTGAATTGCTGAAGACAGTGATGTCTAAACGCATCTCTTCTTTGAACAATGCTCGACGTATGGCGGAGACTAGGAATGCAAACCAGCGATAAAGGTCTTGAGTTTACTATGAGTAGTGAGGGAGTTCGTCTGAAAGCCTATCAGGATACTGGAGGAGTTTGGACGAACGGCCTTGGTCACACAGGCCCTGATGTTTTTGAGGGGCAGGTGATTACTAAGGAACAGGCACTAGCATGGTTTAGAAACGACATTAAAGGGGCTGAACGGGCTGTTGATCGTCTTGTCAAGGTTGCACTTACTCAGGGGCAGTTTGATGCTTGTGTTGACATGGTGTTTAATGTGGGGGAGGGTGCTTTCAGCAAGAGCACTTTCCTTCGTCTTCTCAATGCTGGCAACTACACAGCAGCCAGTGAGGAGTTTAAACGTTGGGTGTATGACAATGGTAAGGTACAACCGGGCTTGGTGAAACGAGCAGCAGGTAGGAAAGAAATGTTCTTGTCCAAATGAAAAAGGGCTCCCCGTTAAAAGGGAGCCCTTCTTTTTTGCTTATTCCTCAGCAGTGGCCCATTTCAACAGCATGAAACTAGCAATGAACAAATCAATGACAACACCTCCAATGAGGTTTTCGTCTACGTCGTCACCGAGAAACTCTAGTCCTAGAGAAACACCAGTGATAAAACCTACACTAAATTCATACATGTTATTCCTTTATGCAATCTCACATGCGCCATTGACACACGCAAACTCTGAGTAGTTAATCACTGTGTCATCCACTTCATATTTATCAAACTCTCCCCAATTGATTTTAGGGAAGCTTGCAGCAAGGGCTTCGTACTGTTCCTTGTTAATGTCCTGATAAGGAGCTTGCTGATACACATGATCTGAGAATGGCAGGAAGCTAACTCCACCAATGTCATCCAAATGTTTGTATACCCATGCTCCAACATCCAGCCACTCATTTTCCTTGACATAGATGGTGATAGAGGGATTGTGCTCACACCAATATTTCTTGAACAGCAAATAATGCTCAAGTTGTTGTACAGCCCCAATTTGATCCCTGAACACAGCATCGGCTGGACTCTTAATGGGGAATGAGAACACCAGATTAGTGGGACTCGTTACATCTACTTCACAGGGAACTCCTTTGTCCTTGAGGAACAACGCCAGTGGGTCTTTATAATCACTTCGTACAGTGCGGATGTAATATGGAGAGTGTCGTGGATGAATACCGCTAGCAGAATCTACCAACTGTGACACAGTACCGGAAGGCTTCACTGTGGTAATTGCAACACTAGGAGCAATCCTCAGCTTCTCTGCCCACTCTTTGTTTGTTGCTATAGCTTCTTGTTTAAGGGTAGTAAGGAGTACAGGATCAGGGCTGTATGCCAGAAGCTTGTTATCCATAATTCCAGTAAACGACACTCCAAGCAAACGCTCCTCCTCACAGTTGTTTGCCCACTGCTTACGAATATACTTGAAATTAGTGAGAGTAGATTGAAACGTTCCGAGGACAGACGCTAGCCGAACTTTACGTGCTAGGGACAGAGCATCATCTTCTGCTCGCACTACCACTTCAGTCAGATTACAGAACTCCATGGGGCGGAGAATAATCTCACCACAGGGGTTAGTGCCAAACTCATGGTTGGGATCGCGCCGCCCAGTAGCAATAGCCTGTTTACTGGCAGCTACGCGATTGAAGATACCACGTTCCCCACTCTTGCTGTCATACAGAGCTTGCCACTCAGACATGAAAATACCCATGTCAGGTTGTTCGGTATAGGCAGCAGAAATGTTAGCCAGTGCTCGTTGCTTTTCATCAACCCACCATTGTCCATTCTTGTAGTTGCGCATACGTTCGTCGGTCAAGTTGGACAGACAAATAAGAGCACTACGTCGAACACCACCAACCACTACAACTTCTGCAATCTTACACACCAGATCGGAACACTCGACAGAGGTTAGCTTCCGGCCTGCTGCTTTCTTAAACAAAGAGCGTGTGAACGAAAACAGCTCAAGCAACGGGCTTGGACCACTTGCCCTACCACCAAAGGTCTTCAAACGACTACCTGCTGGACGTACAGAGCTAACGTCCCACTGTGGAATCTGTCCAGAATAGAGTAGAGAAATAAGCTGTCGCAGAGCGTGTGACCATCCTTGTTTACTATCTGCAACCTTAATAACAGTATCTGTGTCCGTGAATGTTTCAGCCACTTCAGGAAGCTTTTGAACATACTGACGCTCAACCGAGTAGCCAACTCCTGTGCCATTCATCAGAATGTACATACACTCATCAAAGGCCTTGACATCGTCAATGGGGAGATAGGAGCAGTTGTACCCAGCAATGTTGTCTCTGGAGAGGGCCTGTCCTGCTGTCATCAAAGCCCGCATAGAGGGCATGATTTCAAGATTTAGAATCCCAGAATAAACCTCATCATAGGGGAACTCTGCATACTGATTCTTCCAGAAATCACAATAACGTTTAACAGTTTCCTCCCACGTTTCTCGTCGGCCTTCGGACTCAAGCCAACGGGCATAGCGACTCTTGGCAATAAAATATTGGTAATCGTTCATTAAACCTTTCTAATTACAACAGGAGGCTTGTTACTACCACCAAGCTGTTCATATTCTTTCTTACGTTTATCGGCTTCCATGTTACATTGCTCACATTGGGGACCAAGCTCTTTGTGATATTTGTTGGTTTTCATCCATGTGTTGTGCTTAGGACATTTATGCTTGTACACCAACCAGAGCCTCCCATGAATGTTTCATGATGTCAGGAACCAACGCAGCAATTTTATGGGCCACTTCTTGTGTTTCCAATTGAGCATGTAGATCGGTACGCAACTTCACAACACGAGCAAATGCCATTAAGCTGCCGCTCCAAATCCATTCGGTTTGTGTATTTTGAGGCAATACCATGCGCGCTTGCTCAGGGGCAACTCCCTCCTCAATCATCCGTAAATACCGTCGAAGTGTGTATTGCGTTATTTCCTCTACCCCCAGACCTACAGAGTACCAAGAATCGTTTGGAATCCACCAGATTTTGTCAACTGTTCCTGTACTACCCTGTTTAGCATTCACTGGTTTCCCTCGCCACACATCTGGAAAATAGAACTCAGGTTCTTCATCCACATATCGTCGTGAAACTTCGTTCCATGAAAGGCCCACTTGATGTTTGGCAAGCTGTCGTGCAACAAAGATGGGAGCCTTGATACGGAAAGACAAAAACACATGAGCAAACGGACTCCAATGATTGTGCTTAGCTAGATAGTTGATTAGTTTCTTATCCTTGTCTGCCAAGACGTGTACCTGTTCATCTCCAGGAAACTTAGCATTGCTGGAAACTTCCCACTCAGATTCCTTATGAAAGCTTACCCTCGCGGCGTTGCAAACGTTCAGGTCCGTCCCCATCGAATCGACTAGGGCTACTGTCATGGGTGAGATAATCATTAATTAAACTTTCTGCTTCTTCTTCTTCAATTTTACGTACAAGATATTTCTTGCTAAAGTTTTGACGTTCTGGAGCGTCAGTAGGAATATGTGTTTTGTTTTTCATCGGCAAGCCCTTTCAAGAGCATCCCTGTTCTCTTCAATCTCGTCTTCTAAAATGTCAACCAAGTCACAGAGTTCATAACCCAGAATGTCCAAGAACTCTGTAACGTCTAGCTTGTGGATAATTAGTAGTTTCAGTTCATCATTCACCTGTTGTCCCCAGTCCCCACAATAGTACCTCGGAGCTTGCGCTCATACAGCTTGTCTAGATTCATCAGAGCAATGTCCTGTAAGGTGTAGCCTAGCTCTCCTGCTGCCGCTGCAAGCTGCCACAAGGTGTCCCCAAGCTCCTTAGCAGCAGCCTCAGTGTCTGGTGCCTTCCCTGCCCTAATAGCTTTAGCAAGCTTCCCTGCATATTCACCAGCTTCCTCACAGAGAGCAAGGCTTGTGTACATAAGCCCAGCTCCATCTGGATAGACAGCAAACTCCTTTGCTGCTAGTTGGTATTCATTCAGATTCATTGAGAGCTTTTCCATAGTTCTTTAGGAGAGCATGGAAAAAAGTCTCCAAATTTGGTGGAAGCAGACACCTCACTCTTTGCTTTATGAATCTCGCTTTGTAGCTCAAGCTGTTTCAAACGTAGCTTACTATCCATCTGTGTCTCTAGAAGCTTCTCAAGGAAATGAATAGCCTTCTTGATGTCTTCTACACCACCCTTGTCTTTCCAGCGGCTGATATACTTGACAGCACATCCATCTAGGAACCCCAGCTGCCAATCGACAATGGCATCCCAAGGTTGAATGGAGTATTTCTTGTAATGGGTACCTGCCACTTGCTTGTCATTAGCTCCCCCAATAAATTCTTCGTCCGTCATTTGTTCCTACTTTTAAGATAGCTAAGAGAAAGGGGCATCATGTCAAACTCCCCATTATCAACTTCATGTAACATCAGGGCTCCACGCCAATGCTTGTTTCCTTGTGGGCCGAGGTAAGATTCTTCATGGTCGTAGCACGAGCCTGCTATAATAGCTGTCAGTCGCGTTCCATCAGCCCTATGTCCCGTTGCACATTGGAACCCCTGTTGGTGTCCCTGTACGCAGCTTTGATGCTTCTTCGAGAGAAGAGCAGCAGCACTAGCCACAGGACGGCCCAGTAAACCGCTAGTGAAATAGTGACAGTAGGCAAGACCATCAATGACCACAACGTCGAGAAAAGGATGAACCTCCCACCCCCACTGTTCATAGCGTAAATCGCTGATCGAAAGGACACCATCCAGTTTCGGGTCCGAGTTGACTGCCCTGTTAATACGCTCTTCGTGGTTGCCAAGAGTGAGCACCATGCGAGGCTGATAGAGCTTCTTGTGGTTTTCACGCTGTCGGTTGTTGAATTGAATAAGTGGGTGAAGTAGAGTAGCCATGGCAACATGTGCTGCCTCAATGTCTTTAACATATCGTTTACCTTCAAAGGTTTTAGTACCTACGTCATATGAGGACAAGCTCTCCATGTCTGCGAAATCCCCGATACAAATAACGACATCAGGTTGCTTGTCTACAATGTATTCACCAATCTTACGCAGGAATGTAAAGTCTTGTCCATACTTGGCTTGAACATCCGGGATAATGAAATGGCGTGTCTTATTGCTCATACTTGTTACTGGGGTCTAGGGTGATGGGAATTGTTCCTAGTTGCATGAGATAGGTAAGCCCCACTCGCAACACCAAATCTAGTTCTTCTGGGGACAACTCACCCTCAAACCTTGCACCCCCTTCAGGCAACTCAATTGTTTTTGATACTAGCACTACGCTCCTTCTTAGTTTTTTCGAGATGACAGGTTTTACAAAGCACTTGGAAATTGGCTTTCTTACAGAACATCCGTTCGATATAGGTGTCCCAGTCAATAAACCCTGTCTTAGGATCGACAACAGGTTTTTTGTGATCCACCTGTACATCCTTTGCTGGGAAGTCTTGTTTGCATTTCTTGCATTGATAATGCTGTGCAATGCGGCCTGTCTTCTCGTTAATCTTCTTCTCTGTTTTGGCTTCGTTCAGTGTCTCAAATTTGGGTGGATAACGACGACTGGCAGCACGAAGACCACTGATGATGAATGCCCTATGCCGGGCTGCTGTCCACTCCTTTATACAAGACCTCCAAGAAATGATGGTTTAAATAGACATTAGCTGGGTGTCCTACAAACAATGGGGCAATGTCATTGTATGAGTACCCAGCAAGCCCACACCCGATTGGTGTAACGTTGAATTCCAGTTCACTATGGTTGTTGGAGAAGTCTAAAAATTGGTCTACGTATTTAGTAATTTCACTAATAGGAAGAACCCTGAGGAATGCATCCTTGGTTGGGATGCCATAGCTCTGTCCCTGCAACCCTATTCCCTGCCCTTGAATTGCTCCGTAATATCGTTTAGCTGTTAAGGCAGCTCCCTTTCCATGCCTACCTGCTAAATTGCTTCCGAACACAAAGATGGGAACTCCCATACTTCTCCTTCTTTACGCCTGATCCACAAACAGCGGCCATTCATTAGCAAAACCTCGTCGTTACAATACATGTCTGCTACGTGTGAGAACATCTCCATCTCTGTTTCACAATGGAGCAGGAAAGCAACAGCAGGTTCCAAGAACTTAGGAACCTTATGTCGTGCCTTACCATCGAAGCCAAAGATGTTGTCTGTCCGATCACCCATGATGAGTTGGTAGTAGAAATGCTGAATACCTTGATGTTCAGACACTTCTTGAAACTCTCCCTTTACAAAGTTGTAATGCTTTCCGGGGATCATCAGGAGGTCTTTGTCAATTGTGCAAATCATTGTGTTTTCAGAGGAGCATTGGACAATACCCATACGGTCATCCGCTTCCTCTCCCTCACACACAGTTGCTTGCCATTTAACACACAGCTCTTCCCTTACAGCCTGCAAGTGCTTAGGCCGTGGCATGTCCTTTCTGTTGGCTTTATATTGGGGATTGTACAGGAGACGAAAATTGTCGCTCCCAGTAAGAAAACAAGAAACAGAGGATGCATTGGTTTCATGTACAATGCGCTCCATCATTTGATTTGCTTGCCATCTTGCAATGTGCTCATCTTCGTTTTCATTGGCAGCAGCACACCTGTACGCTACGATGTCACCTAACCGTCTACGAGAATACGTAGATTACTCATAGACAACTGCCCTCCTTCTGAGTACCATTCTCAGTATGGGTCTGTAAATACTTCACAGCCTGCATTAAAAACTCCTGATTCTCTTGAAAATGCCCGAGCCCACGGTTGCAATTGGTACATAGAATTCCACGCACCTTTCCTGTCGTGTGGCAGTGATCTGTGTGGGTATTTCCACCAGTATGGTCTAGTGGACATCTACATATTGCACATTTACTACCTTGGGAATTTAGCAAGGCAATCCGCTCATCTAGTGAGATCCCATACATGTGCTTGTAATAGGCATTATGTTTTTTCTGACGGTAGGAAACACTGTGCTTATTTGCAGCAGTCCATGCCCTTGACCTAGAATTAGCACATTCCTTACAATAGTAGGTATGCCCTCGTTTAGATGATGTGTCCTTGTGAAAGTATTGTGGAGACTTGTTTTGACCACAACTTTTGCAGTAGAGAGTTTGGTCCCCATCGGTCAAGATGTGTGTCATTTAGCTGTTAGGAAGTATTGCTGCAAGAGATAGGCAAACCCATCCACAAACTTCTCATCATGTGGACCGTTGTCTCCTGTAGTAAATAAGATGGCATGGACAAGTTCATGATAGAACGTCTGCTCAATTTGAGCATCTCCTTGACCATCTCCGCCCTTGAGCTGGATGATGGCTTTGGCAGGAAGACATTCCCCTAAATTGAGGAGGTGAGGATTGTACCCCACCTTCCACGTATGTCCTGCTAGCTGGAATGTTTTAGGAATCATTCAACGTCCGGGAAGCCGGGAGGAAAGTCTTCAAACCCACTGTCACCTTGAGCAGCCTTACCAAACACGTAGTCTTCGTAAATCTTAGCTACAGCCAGAACATCAGCAGGTTCCAGTTTCTTGCTACCAACAGCAAGAGTGTTGACAGCGCTAGACAGAGAAGACTGACGGACAATAAGGACTTGGCGTTGGGCACGCTCTTCTGCTGTTTCATAGGTGCTTTTGGTTGGCGTGCTTGCCACCGGCTTGCCTCCTGCTGGTACACTGGGAGCAACGGTTCCGTCACTTTTGCTGATGGAGGTCCAGTCATTGTATCCTGCTGCATTCTTCACAACCTCCACTACATAAGTTTCACCCGGCTGTGCAACAGAAAGTGCCTTGAAGGTGTCTGCCGTAACACCAAAACTCATAATTTTCTTTCCCTCAACTTTCCCTTGAAAGCTGAGGTTTTTGTAGGCAACGTCAGCAAG